TTATGACGTTCGTTGTGACTAATTTTAGAACGTTTGTGGATACAGTTCACGAAATGATGTTTAAAGTTCCCTTTTTTTGAAACATCAAAGCAAATATTTGAGTACAAGACCAATTTTGAAAAATGGGTTACTGATCTTAAGGAACTCAAGAAGGCGAAGTTGAACGCAGAAGCGGCTAACGAAATTGTTGAAAAGTATGATAAGCTTATTGAATTTCGTGAGTTTGTGTCAAAGCCCTACAATAAGAATGTGGTAGAAAAACTTGGACCTATGATAGATTTTGAACTTAGGCATTTTAAGGAACTTTATGAAGATGCCTATAAAGTAAAGTTTGCTCCCAAACCGCGTCAGGAACCAGTGATGATCGAAATTATAGGACCGGCAGGGCTTGGAAAATCTTACTTTGTTGAAATGTTGTTGAAGTCACTGTCTCAACAACTTTATAAGACTGAGTTTAAAGATACGGATGTTTTCGCCATGAATTTGGATGATGCTTATGTTAACGGATGGAGAAATCAGAGGTTTACAGTTATTGATGAGCACATGTCAATGACTGATGCAGAAAAACGATCAGTAGCCGCAAAAACAATACTTAAGTTGGTTAATGTAGCACCTTATCCTCTTGTGTGTGCTTCACTGGAAGAAAAAGGGAAAAATTATTTTACTTCTGATTTTGTGGTAACTACATCAAATTCTGAACCTTACCCCACTCAGTTGGGTCTTAAGGATTTTCAAGCATATTACCGTCGGCGTGCTATTGTTGCCAAATTGATCAAACGAGAAGGCAATGATTACACGTTCGAGATTTATCCATCAAAGAAACCTTCTGGTATTCCACCTACGCGAATTATTAATGGACAACAATTGCTCCAATTGGTTCTTGATAGTCATGCACAGCGTACCAAAAATTTTCTCGCTTTGCAATCTTTGGCACCGATGAAACCACAAAAAACAGAAATCGTTATGAACAAGGATGGCGTGTTGGATTTCGTGGATCAAGAGGAAAGTGAATCATCATCGGAAAAAAGTGTTAACATTGATGGGTCTCCTGATTCAGATTCAGACGCTGATGAAGATTCAGTGGATGTGATAACCTTTGAGCAGTGGAGGTCCTATAAGATGCCAGGTATTGGTAACCTTCCTAATAGCTTTAAGTGGGATAAAGACCAATTGTACAGTGTTTTGACCTTGTATTTTAATGGTTTGGATGGGGTGGAATTCAAAGATCAGACAATTGATGCATCAGAATTTGAGCTCAAAATGAATGGTGAGAAAACAGTCATTTTTGATGCGTGTACCAAGCGATATCTTCGAGTAGTGGATGATATCAAGTTTTATTCTAATTCTTATGTTGAAATTATAGAACAGCAAGGTTTGTTTGATCGTTTGCGAAGCTACTTTCGACGAGTGGTGCCAACTCCTGAAAAACAATCGATAATGGATTTTCCAAAGAGATTGTTCTCTGATCATTCAGACTCTTATACAATGCAAGGAAAAACTTGGGATACTAAAAAGACACTTAAAACGTATTTAGAGTTGTATTCTGATAGACAATTGCTTCCAACGGAAATTAGTCAATTTTTTCATCATTTGGATGTTATTTGTCATAAAACCATTTCATCGGTTGAGGTTTATCCTTTTGACTTTGATGTTAAAACACAGAAACCGTCGTGTTTTATGGAATTTATGCAACTCATTGATGTAACAAAGGATCATCGTTCTATTCATTTGATCAGATTGTTCCAAGGACGATGTCCACTAGTTCAGTCTCCGTTTCTTAAAGCTCCAATTGAGCAACGGGTCCGGGCGATGTCACTGTTGAGTTTTGAGGTTGGTGATCAGTGTAGTCTTGCGCTTTTTACACCAGCAGAACTAGTGGCAAATGGCTTCCCGCTGCATTCAGAAGTTGATTGTTACACGGCGTTTGATTACTGGCAGATGTCTTGGTTGAGTCGTTTCTTTGCTGGTGAGGCACCGGATTTTTTGGAAATGCTTATGAGTCCTACTTTTTGGCTTAGTGCCACTGCCGTTCTTGCTGGTGTTGTGGGTTTGTCAATTGGTATTTGGCGAGCCTTGTCTGGAATGGGCTTTGCCTTAAAAGAAACAATTGATCAACAATCTGATTCAAAACATGATAATACTATGCAAAAAATAACCTATAGACAAAGAAAAAGAGCGCTTAAGCGTTTGAAGTCTAAGGATGCGAAGAAGATTGAGGTGGCAGTGGATAACGTTCCTCACCAAGGGTCTATAAACATTGGTATGGTGGAGAAACTTGGGCGGAATGTGGATCAAATTGACGTTGTGTATAGTAGTGGGTTGGTGGCTTCTTGTTATGTGTTTTTTGGAACGGGAACACAATGTGCAGCTCCCCGACACATGTTTTTCCGTCCGTCTGATCCTGTAGAAACTATTGTCTTTAAATGGGCTGATTCGCAACCAGTGTTGGTTAAGTGGTCTGAGTATTTTGATGGCAAACGGTTTACTAGCTCATGGAAAGATGACATTAAACGTGATCTTGCGTTTTTGAAGGTGAACACAGGACAGTTGTTTGCTAGTTTGACAGGTGGAGCTTATCTATCAAATTCACTGCATTTGAAAGGAACTGATGGTATTACTCGTGTGAATTTTACTGAAACAGGTATTATTTATTTGCAGGAAGGAAAAGGTTTTGAGCCTTTTAGTGGAATTACTGGAACAGATCCCGACACAATGACTGATCTAGTTGATTGTTATAAAGCTCTTGGTTTGCCAGGTAAACGTGGAATGTGTGGCTTGCCATATTACTTTAATAACACAGGAGTGCATGGTGTAGTTGCAGGAGTTCACACAGGAGGAAATGATAGTTTTTCGATAATATCACCGGTGTTTTTGTCCGATTTTGTTATGCCAGCAATTGATCACCAGTGTTTGTTTTTGGGAGATCCCGTTCTTCCTAATTATGGAATAGTAGAGCAAGATTTGGGAAAAACGGTAAAGCCGTTGGTGTTTGAATACCATGCAGATGCGAGCCCTCCGGGAGTTCGAACAATTGGACAAACGAACTTTGAGTTTGTAGGACCGCCACATACTAAATTGAGAAAGTCGATAGTTCATGGAACAGGAACGTTTGAGGAACTGGAAGCGCCTGCTAAACTTTCCCCTTTTAAAAAACAAGTTCTTAATGAAGTTGGGGAGATGCAAGAGGTTACTGTTTCACCTTTAAATGTGTCGTTTCGTAAGTTTGTGAATAAGGGTTTGCCTCCAGTTTTACCGAACTTGGATAAGGACAAGTTGTATTCAGGTTTATTTCCAAAAAATGCAAATATGACCAAGTTGAGAAAACTGACCCTGTTTGAGGCAATAAATGGTGTTCCTGCCCTTGGGATTCCAGCTTTGGACATGACTACAAGCCCGGGAGTTGGTTGGGTGAATTTGGGGTTGCGACGAACTGACTTGTGCCGGTGGCGAGATGGGATAGAGGGAACAGGTTGGTATCCGTTGCCCTGTTTCATCGATCAGGTGAAACGATTGGAAAAAATAATTGGCGAAGGAGGAGCTCCGGCTTGTTTGGCTTTGGGATTGTTGAAAGATGAGAAACGACCAATAGATCGAGTGGAAAATGGAAATACCCGTCTTTTTTACGCAGCAGATTTTGCACATTTGGTTGTCTCCCGTATGTATTTGGGTTGTCTTATTGCTGTTATGGAATCTGATCCAGCAACTACTGATATAGCAATTGGATTAAATCCACATGGAGCAGATTGGGCGGAGTTGTACCGTCGTTTAAACAAGAAAAATCGAAAGTTGACCTCTACTGATATTGAGGGATGGGACCTTAATTTCTTAATATTTGTAGTGAATAAGTTCGCTGATTATTTGAAACGAAGGTTTGACATAGAAAATGATTTTTTGCGTGGTATTCGTGCGATGATGATATCAAGTGTTCAACCTTTTGTGTTTATTGGAAAACGAGTGTTTTTGATGTTGATTATGTGTTCTGGAACCTTAGCGACGTCGTGGTTAAATTCAATAGTTAATTCTGTGGTTACAAGAGCCCTTTTTGATCTTGAAGTAACATCAGTGTGTGCTTTTGAGTTTGACCAAATGTGTGATTTGACGGTAACAGGGGATGATAATACATGTTCGGTTGACCCCTTGGTTCAAGAGCTCTGGAATGGTAAAATGATTGCAGGGTATCGTAAAAAATGGTGCAATTGGAATACAACGTCACCGGACAAGTCTCCTGAAATTAAAGAATTTGACACGCATGAGGACACAGTGTACTTAAAACGAAGGTTTCATGTGATTGACTCATACGTTTTGCCTGCACTTGAGAAACGCACAATTGAGTCTATGTGTTTATGGTACAAACATGGAGATAATCCCCCAAAAGAGCAACAGCTTATCAATTTTAGAACGGCTCTGATAGAATCTGCATATCATGGCCAAGAATATTTTGAGAGTATGAAAACAAAACTCCAGCCGTTTTTTAAACAGCTGGATTCGTACTGCGATTACTCATATGTGGATCTTTTCCATGCTTGGGTAATTGGTTTGTAAAATTTGTATGTATGGACCTGAGCATGTCTTTAAACTGCTCAAGTTCCTCCCCACGGATAAAAACATGGGAGAGGAGGATAGTGATTCGATTAATGCTTCCCTTTATGAGGCCTACGGGTTAGGGAATGTCACGGCGCTACAGTACTCTATAGCATTTGAAGGGACAAGCATCCGTGTACCCTTCTTGATAAATTGGATGGCACAATCAACCAATGTAACAGCTGCTACGGCAGAAACAAAAGATCTCACAACCATTTCGAAAGGGTTGCAACAGTGTGAGACCAATTTAACTTTCGAAGATGTTGCACCCAAAACAACGCAAGAAGAACCAACAACAAATCCGAATACGTCAGTAAATGGAGAGCAAATGCAATTGATTGACCCTTTTCCTGATCAGACACCTCACCAGATTCTTTCAAAAGAATATGAAATAGCAACAATTGATATGTCTGGATCGTTCACGGAATTGATTCTTAATTTTCCAGATGCTCTTTTTCAGATTGATGCTATAGCTCGCGTAGTTGAAATGTATCGGTATTTTAAAGCAGGTGTTCAGATAGATTTTCGTCTAACTCCGTCAGTTTATCATCAAGGTGCTTTGATGATAGGTACAATGCCAGGTATTCATTTGGCTACGCCTCTCTCAGCGCAAGAAGACATATATCGATTATCGGCTTTTCAGCCTGTTACTTTGTCCTTTTCAACTCAACAACAAGCAACTTTGACGATGAATTGGAGTGCTCCTTTTCCTTACTATGATCAATTTTATAATACGGACAATACAACAAAATCTATGATAGGGTCAGTTTTGTGTTTGTTGGCTACGCCTTTTCGTGATCTTAGTGCGGCGGGAGATTTTACTATAACTGTTTTTGCAAAATTTTTGAATCCGCATCTGGCAGGACCTTTGCCAGTAGCCTCAACGAAAAAGAAACGTATTCAACACCAATCCTCAACGGGAGTAGCTCCAAAAACATCACAGCCAATAGATATAGAAGATATGGTAAAAACGACTTCAGGAGTGATGACATCATCTGCTTCGGCAGGACCAATATCACCTATCCTTGATTTAGTTGGGATGGGAATGAATGTGGTGAAATCAATAGGAGGAGCCACGGGATTGTTTGATAAACCAACGTCTTCATCAGCAGGACATGTGATGATACATAAATCGCTTCGTGATTTCACACAAACTACGGGCTTGGATTTTAGTCAGCGTTTGTCTCAATATCCAACATCCCGGTTGGCAAACAATAAAATGTTTGGAAAACAGTTCACTTCACATTCGTCAATATCATCTATAGCACAGATACCAATGCTGCATCATGTGGCAGAGTTGCATGAGGGGACAGTACCTTCAACTTCATTTGTTCTTGTTTGCCACCCGGCAGAAGTTGATTCAAGCTCCTACGCAGCACACCAGTTTGATTACTTATCATATATATCACGAGCTTGTAAACGATGGCGAGGATCAATAAAATACCACTTTAAGTTCATAGCACCGAGTTTTTCAAAAACTAGGGTGCGAATTACTCTTCAGTATGATACATCAACAGTGTTGGGAACAAAGGGAGATTTGTTCACGAGAATAGTTGAGATTTCAGGTGATACAGATTGCTCTATTACTGTACCCTTCTTTTACAATCGTTACTGGGATTACACGACAGTGGCTTTGGATCGAAATCTTTTGGTGGTGGAGTTAGTTGACAAAATAACGGGAAATGCAGGTGTGTCAACACCAATTGTTGATGTAATGGTTTTTCGTGCAGGAGGTGAAGATATAGCATTTGCTGATTTGGGTTTTGCCTATATTGCTCCTTATATTCCGCCTCCAGCAATTAAAGCCCCTATCAAAAAACAAGAAAAAATCGAACATCAGTCTTCAATACGCACAGTGTTTTCAAAACCTTTTGACACAATAGCGTGTGATTGTTCGTATTCGGTAGACAAGAATTTTTGTACTTCTGAACAATTAACGTCAGTTCAGGAGATAATCAAAAGGTATTCGACGTTCCACAATCAAAATCCGGGTGCAAACCCTCTCAACGATATATGGTTGTGGCCAACAAATACTGGTACAATAGAAACGGCGGCATGGTGGATTGATGGAATTTTACAACCACTTAACCAGCCAGTAGATATTGTTGGTAATCCATTTCAATATTTCTTATCACTCTTTCTCTATGTTCGTGGAGATGTTAGAGTAAGACTTGTTGATACAGCAGCAACGGCAGGAGGAATAGCTTATGCTGCAATGTTAGATCCGCAACTTGGGATATCATCTGCTAACAGTATGGTTCTCACGGATTTTCATTCCTCACCGGAACTTAGTTTTGAAGTACCTTATTCATCTAATGTTCCATGGCATCCTATTCAAGGACCAATCGCTAGCGTTGATTATTACGACGCAGAGGCTGCTCCTAGGTTTGGAGTTGATAACCCCGCAAATACGGGCTTTACCGCCAGTTATGAGAAGTTTGTTTCAGCATCTGATAATTTTTTGGCAGGTATTTTGATGCCCCCCCCACGAGTATGGGGTGGTACAACTACAACCACGAGGAAACTTAAATCACGAAATCTTCGTACGAAGGTAACAAATTCGAAGAAATTGTGAGGATAGTTTTACTAACATGGCCCAGCACACCGAAGACCATGTGAACAAAATTATTCGGCAAAAAAAAAA